AGGAAGAATAAAAAGATGATAGCACAAAAAATCAATGTTGGTGGAATAGCAATTAAACCTGGAGTTTCTAAGAATGGTATAAATTATACTGTTGAAGAATTACAATCATTTATACCAACCCTAAAAAACAAACCATTTCTAAAAGACCATAACGGAGCTGTGGATAATACAGTTGGTGTTGTTACAGAAAGTTTTGATGCTGATGGAAAAGGCGTTGTTGGTTATAAAGGTTGGATTAAAGAAGATGGAACAAGATTACTTGAGAAGATTCAAGATGGTAGAATTAAAGAAGTTAGTGTTGGTGCTTTTGCAAAACAGATTGTTAAAGAAAATGATGATGATGATTTTTATACAGCAGTTGGATTGGAAGCAATGGAATTATCATTAACACCTATCCCAGCAGTTAAAGGGACATCATTAAGTCAAACTTTAGAATCTATGGAATTAAAAAAGACAAATGAAAAAGTTAAAGTGATGCCAGTACTAGAAAATTCTCATGATTTTATAGATATTTCTCAGAGAAAAGTTTTATCTGAGTCAAAAAAAGAAAGTAAGGAGGTCATTAGCATGACAGAAAAAATAACAGAAGAGCAAAAAGCTGAACTTAAAGAACAAATTCTTAAAGAACAAGCAGAAGCTCAAAAGAATGAATCTGACCTAAGAGAAAAAATTAGAGCAGAAGAAAAAGCAAAGCTAGTCAAAGAAGCTGAAGAAGAAAAAGCAGCTGAAGATGAGAAAGCAGCTGAAGCTGCAAAATCTGAAGAAGCAGAAGTGTCTGAAGAAGACAAGAAAGCTGATGAAGAAAAGAAAGCTGAAGAAAAGCTTAGAGCTGAAGTTAAAGCTGAAGTTGAAGCAGAGATTAAAAAAACAGCTGAAGCAACTAAAGAAAAAACTCTTAAAGGTAAAATAACAAGAGAGAGTGCAGCAGAAACACAAGAAGAAGTTGAAGGAAACTATGTTGTTGAGAATAGTGAGTTCGGTGCAGGTGCATCTTTATTTAAACAACCAATGGCTGATGGCGACTACATGGGAGGTAAGTAAAAATGGCAGTAAACACAGCAGGATATGTATGCCCATTCGATGCAGGTAATCCAGAAATAATTACAGGTATTGCAGGAGAAGTAATTACAGCAGGTGACCTATGTTTTGTATCAGGAGCAGCAGATTGTGTTTCAAGTGGAATCAATTCATTTGCAACAGCAGATTTAATGATTGTATCAGGAGCATCAGGAGCAAAATTTAATGGGGTTTGTACTCAAGGAGCAGTATCAGGCGGAGCATGTTCAATTGCAAGAGGCGGAATTATTATTGCAAGAGCAGGTGGAACAACTGTAGGTGGAGAACCAGTAGCAGCAAATGGTGCAGATGATTTTATACCATTAGCATCAGTATCTGGAGCAAACGTAGCAAATCAGATAACTCAAGCAATAAAAATCAAAGCAGGAAGAGCAGTTACAAATGCAACATCTGGTAATTATGTAATGGTGCAATTAACACCGTAAACGAGGTAAAAAGAAAATGTCAGAAATAAACGAATCATATGTTCAGGAGCTAATGGGCACTGGACTAGGAACAGAAGGACAGCTTTTACTACCAAGGAAAATCTATGACACCTTAATTGCAGATATGGATAAAGCATTAATACCAAGAAGTTGTGCAGCAATTTATATTGGTCCAGCAGCAATTCCAGGCTCAAGCATAGATATAGACCTTGAGGAAGAAGATAAATTGTCAGTTAGATTAATCGGAGAAGGTTCAGAAGTAATTCTAGATCAGGATGAATATACTAACATCAATGTTAAACCTTTGAAGTATGGAGTATCTATTAAGATTACAAAAGAACTTCAAGAGGATAGCAAATGGCCATTGTTACAGAGAAACATTAAGAAGGCAGGAAAAAGATTTGCAGAAAATGAAACATCTCTTATCTTAACTCAGCTAGATAATGCAGCAAATACTGTAAGCGGTGGAGCAGCAATCACAATCGCAAACATTTCAAGAGCAGTACAATATCTTGATGATGCAGATTATGATGGAACCTCTATGATTGTAGGTAATGAAATTATTTACGATTTAAGAAACATTGATACATTTGTTGAAGCAAATAAAGCAGGCAATACTGATATGATGACAAAAGGAATGGTAGGAACTATTTTCGGTTTAGATGTTATGAAATTCTCAACCAAAGCAGCACCATCCACCACATATAGTAAGTATGCTTATGTTTTAGATAAAGAAGAAGCTTATGCAATTGTTGAAAAGAGACCAATTACAGTTGAGAACTTTACTCTGCCTCAGTTTGATATGAGTGGAGCAGCAGTTACTCAAAGAATTGCAGTTTCTTATTTAAGAACCAATGCAACAGCTAAGATAACAACCAGTTAAACCTGGTTATTTTTTTTATTTTTTTTTTATTTTTATTACACTGAATGGCAGGTGAAATTTCCCTGTGCATTACAAATGCGAGTAGGTGAAAATTATGGTTCAAGATGGTTTACGAAGAAGAAATCTTCATGTTAATAATATAGATTCAATAGGTAGTGGAACCTTTAATGTTCTTACAGGTTCTGAAGTTAATGCAACAAATTTAGCAGCAACTAATATTTCTGGTACAACAATAAGTGCAAATGATATTCAAATTCCTTTAATAGATAATAAAGGAATGATTATAGAAGATGTTCCAGCAGCAGCAGTTATTTCTGGTGGTATGTGGGCAGTAGTTTATGCAGGAAGTGCAGCAACGCCAGTTCCAGCAGTTAAGCCAAAGAACGACCCTCAAGCAACAGGAATTTGTTTAGAGACTACAGCAAGTGGAGCAAATCCAAGAATTTTAACTAGAGGATACTATCATGGTTTAATTGCAGATGCAAGTTTATCAAGCGGAGTAGGATTTGCAGTTGGAGCAGGAGCAGCATTAAATACAATTAAAGCAACAGGAGCAGGACTTGGAAGAGGAACTGTTATAATGGGTGGTGGCTCTGAAGCAGTTACTGCTGTATATCTATGGTGAGGTAATTAAGATGGCAAAGAATAAAGGAAAAAATAAACAACCAAAAGTTGATAAATTAATAGATAATTTAGAAAAAATTGATGAGTCAATTGAAGTAAAAGTTAAAAAGCCTAAAGTTGAAAAGGCTAATAAACAACCTAAAGGAACAGGAGTAATTTGTAAGTGTGGTACAGAGATGGATTTAGTAGTTTCAAGTTATCAAGGCAATGATTATAAATGTCCAAAATGTAAAAAAGGCAAAAGCCTAATGGGAGGAATATAAAATGACAGGTTCAACAGTAAAAGGATGTGTAGCAGGAATGACCCAACATATGGGTGGAGCTGATTTAATGTTTGTTTTAGGTGACCCAGATGGAGTAGTTCAGCCAGCACAGCAAACAACTAATCCAAGCGGTGGAGTTGTAGCATTTGATTCAGCATCAAATCAATATTATCAAAACACAACTGGAAGCACTTGGCAAAAATTGGGGTCAACTAGTTAAAAATGTCAAATTGGAATTTAGGTAGTGTTGGAAATAGAATTCATAGTTTAGTTACAGTCCCAACTGCATTTAGCGGGACTTATCTTTTAGATTTAATCGACCAACGAAGAATATATATGGAAGATTATTTAAGAGTAAGTAGAGGCACTATTGGTTCAACAGCTATTAATGAAAAATATCAAGGTTCATTATTTAATTTATCAATGGGTAAAACTATTGGCACAATTCCAGCAGTCAATGTTAGTAGTTCATCAGGAGGAAAAGATATTGCTCTTGGGGAATTTAAAGTTACAAATAGTAAGGGAAAAGATTCAAGTTCAGCTCACGAGACTGCAGATTTTTGGGAGAAGAATGGGATGAATGATTTGAATAATTTGAAACAAAACGGAACTTCAAAATATAATTCGTTTAAATCATGGGGTGTTTAATGATGACACTCTTTACAGATTTACGAGATGATATGGATGCTATTTTATATCATAGAGTAAGAATAAAGCATTATGAACTTGGTCCAGAGAATGAAGACTTTGACGATGCAATACCTTTGGTTCAATCAGGAGTAGATGTTTGGACTTCTGGATTAATACAACCAGTAAAAGCATTAGAAGGAAGTAAAGAAGCAGTATTAGTTCAACAAGGAAAACTTCAAACAGATGATAAAATTATATTCATAAGAGGAGATACAGAGACCACAACAACTATGAAAGTCGGGATAGGCTCACCTGTAACTCAAGAACATTCAATAATTCCAGAGGGTGTAATTGCACATCCACCAATAGGAGATATAGTTTACAAAAAAATGTTTTGTAGAGTATTAGGAACTGGAAGTTTATCTAACGAGTGAAATAAAAATGACAAAAGAACTACAAAAAGGAGATTTCGGATTTGATTTAAACTTTACAGCTGCAGACCAATCAGGCACAGAGTTAAATTTATCAGGTGGTAGTGTTTGGTTTAAGATGGGTTTAGCTAATACAAATGTTACATCATTATCAGGAGCATGCACAATTGATGTTGCTGCAAGTGGTACTTGTCATTATACTGTTGGGAGTAACGATTTAGGAAGTATTGGAACTTACCAATGGGAATTAGAATCAATTTTTGGAACTACTAAAAAAATTACAACTAGCAGAACTGAAAATATTGTTATTAAAAATAATTTAAATTAAGGTGATACTATGGTAAAAGTAAAATATATTGGACAACATCAACCACAGGAAACAATTGATATTGATGTAAAGAAAGCAAAGGAATTAGTTGAAACAGGTGATTGGGAATATGCAAGCAAAAATATTAATAAAGACATCGAAAGCAAAACTCCAATTAGGAAAAGCAAGTTTACAGAAAATACAAAGAGTGAATAATGCAATTCATAATCAAGGTTTCCTATTAGAAGGAGAAGTTAAAAATAGCATTGCTGGTCATAGAGCTGAACCAACAAGTGTTGATACTGGAAACTTTTTAAATAGTGTTCATACAGATAATTCACAAATGTTAGTTTCAAGAGTTTCAAGTGAAGCTAAATATGCTCAACATTTGGAAAAAGGAACTTCAAAGATGGCAGCAAGAAGACATTTTGAAAATTCAACAGCGAGAAAGAAAAATAGTATTAATACAGGAATTAGATTAGCAATAAAATCACCTTAATATCAAACGAGATATTAAGAAGCCAAACGAGGCGAAAATGAAATGGTAATAACATCAGAAAACACACTAAGTGATACAATAAAGTTTGTAAGAGATTTTCTTAGAAGTAATATTACTGACCCAATAAAGCTTTCTAGACCAGTTAAAGAAAAATTTGTAATGACTTCTTATCCTAATAGAAAAACTATTTATCCTTTAATTACAGTTAGAGGTAGAATTGAAGGCAGCACAAAACTAGGTCAGCAAAGTGAACAGCAACTAACTAATATTGTTATAGAAGTTAGAATATGGTCAAGAAATGAAAAGGAAAAAAATGATTTGTTTGGGGAAGTAAGCAATAAGATGTTAAAGAATCAGCATCCAACAGCTACAGCAAACACATCAACTAATGTTCAACTATTTGATTTTGGCATTAATTTCGCCAATGATTTGGATGAGTTCGGAGAAGATGCAGTTAAAAGTAAAATCTCTGAATTTAGATATATATTTATTATGTGAGGTAAAGAAAGATGGGAAGATTTTTAGCAGGAAAAAACCAAACAAGCTTTCAATTTGAAAGTGGTACATATGGAACAGTAAGTGGAGCAACACAATGGCCAGGAGAAGTCCAAGGGTTTGACCCTAGTGACACTGAGAACATTCAAAGGATTAGATATCATGGAACAAATACAAGAAATTTAGCTAAGAGTGTTCCAGGAGTTAAAGACTACGGATTTACATTTGAACAATTTCCGCAACATTTTAAATTCTTAATGCTTGCATTAGGTAATTGTTCAGATACAACTACAGGCTCACCAACTTATTATAGTCATGTATTGACTCAATTAACAAGTTGTGAACAAAGTCCAGTTGTGTCAGGTCCAAAATGTCCTTTTACAAGTTTTAGTATGGAGTCAGCACAACAATGTAATCCAACCGGTGGAAATTTAAATAGGTTATACAATGGATGTAATGTAAATAGTTATACATTAGCAAAGACTGATAACTCAGCACCATTAGTAGAAACAGTTGAAGTATTAGCTCAGTCAAGAACATTTTCATCTGGAGCACCAACATTTACATCATTAACTGAAATTACTAGACGACCACACGCACCATTTGATTCAATATTACATTTCCCTTCAGGAACATCTATGGATGCAAAAACATGGGAGTTTAATTATGGAAACAATTTTGATAAAGATGGTTCACATGTTTCAAATGGAAGCAGGAATCCAAACGCAGCAGCAGCAACAGAAACTAATATAACTGTTTCATGGGCAATGGATGGTGATAGTGCACATGCAGCTAGGTTGTTTGGGTTATTTGAAAATGGAGGATTGTCTCAAGAGAATGTGGCAATCCAAGTTAATAACTATGGAAATTCAGCAAGTGGAATGGCTTGGATAACTGTTAGTGGATGTGATGTTGAAATGACAGCACCTAATCCAACTGAAGGAGTTGATGAATGGAGTATATCATTAACAGGACAAGTAGCAGATGCAATAGTTCAAGATAGTATTATAAAATATCTACCATGGTAGAATAGGAGGAGATAAAATGGGATTAAAAGAGGAGATAGTAGAAATTGGAGGCAGACAGATAAAAGTTAAAGAGCTGTCTGTTATTAATAGAATACAATTAGTTAGTGTATCAGAATCAGGTCGTAATGTAACGACTGAAGATACAATAAAGCTTTGTGTTTCAGAAGAAGATTGGGAATTTTTACAAACAATTTCTGGTCAGAAAGAATCTGAACAATTAATTGAAACATTAAACAAAGTAAATAAATGGGGTAAACATAAAGAAGTTAAAAAAGAAACCCCTTTATAAGATGGGAGCGAGAGATTAAGTATTGGGCAGCAAAAGAGTTTGGTTGGACTCCCTCAACTTTGGAAAAGCTTGCTTATAGTGAATTGCAAGATTTACTTTATGAATATAATAGAGATATTGCAAGAAAGAATGCACAATATAAAAAGGCTCAGAGGAAAAGATAATGGTTGATTCAAGTGTAGTTGTAGAAATCAGAGGAAACATTAAAGATTTACAGAAAAAGGTAGCTACAGCTCAAAGAGGTCTAGATTCTTTTTCTAAGAAGGGAGTAAAAAGTGCAGGTTTAATTAATAAAAGTTTTCTAAATTTTGCAGTAACTGTTGCAGCAGTTACAATAGCAATAAGAGGAATGACAAGAGCTGTTAAAGCAGGAGTAACTGCATATGCTGCTCAAGAACAAGCTGAAGCAAGATTAGAACAAGCTTTAAAAAATCAAGGATATGCAACCCAAGATAATATTGATAAGCTAACAAAATTAGCTAAAGCTAGGCAACGAGTAACAGTATTTGGAGATGAAGAAACTATTTCTGCTCAAGCAATGTTAGCTTCATTTAAATTAAACGCAGAGCAAATTGTTGAATTAACTCCTTTAATGCAAGACTTAGCAACCATGACAGCTAAGACAACTGGTGCTCAAGCTGATTTAGAATCAACTGCTAAATTAGTTGGATTAGCATTAGAAGGTCAAGCAGGAAGATTAAAACAGTCTGGTATAAGTTTAACTGATGCTGAAACTCAAATGTTGCGATTAGCTGATAGAGGAGAAAAGGTTAATATTATTATGGGTATAATGCAAAAGAACGCTGGTGGATTGGCTGTTGCAACAGGTCAAACATTAACTGCTGAAGTAGCAAAATTAAGTAATGCTTGGGGAGATTTACAAGAGCAATTTGGTTTAGGATTTTTAGAAGGTCTTGGTGGTACAGATGATATGACTAAGTCTATTGAAGAAATGCAAGATGCTGCAAAAGATTTAGGAAAAGAGCTTGGTGAAACATTAAGAAGTTTAGTTGATGGTATTAATGAATTAAATGATACTATTCAAAAATTAACAGGCGGTGAAAGTAATTTAGTTGATGTAGGAATAGGAACAGGTAAGGTTGCTATTGGTGCATGGATACTAAAAAAATTAGGATTATTTAGTCTTATAGGAGGAGCTGGAGGAGCAGCAGGTGGTGCAGGAACAGGAGTAGGAACAGGAGTAGGAACT